TGTGCATCATCCTGAAAACCATTTTGGTGACGTCAACAAAATGGTCTACGTATAGGAGCTAAGCATAGGAGGTGTTGTTAATAGATGGATGCAGTGTAACTGGCGTACCGACAATCGGGCTGTGAGTTAACCAGGCGTATCCAGACAGTGACTGCACCTCTATCTTGGGCTCTCCTTCTAGGCTATCTGCCTAGCGAGTCACCCAAGCCCCATCGAAAAGAGAGGGGGAACTCAATTATTATACCTAACTTTAGTAATTAAAACGTGGATCTCTGACGCCATATTTTTCGGCTAAACGCTTGGCTGCTAGTGGGCCAGCACGATTAATTGTCAAAGCAATCCGGCGAATGTCATCGGCACTCGTGCCAGTATTCTCCAGGTGCTCAAGATCTTTCATGCCAAACACATTGGGGTTATCACCCTTAGATGCAAAACTCTTGGTGTAGAAATCGCGAATAGCTTCAGGTGTTTTGAATCCTTGCGATGCACTTTGGGCTTGTTTGAGGCTTTCTTGAACAGCTGCAGAACGATCGGTGGGTATACCAATCTGGAAACGCTCTTGTGCTGCTTGTAAAGCACTTTGGTTTAAGTTGCGTGCTCGTGCAATATCTGCTGCGTCACTGCCATATTTCTGAACATCTGCAGGAGTTGCACCTGCTTGGTTATAAATATTCTGAACGGCTGAGCTTGTAGCTCTTTGGATAAGCTGCTCTCTTCGCCACATATCGCCTGCATTAGAACCATACTTTTCCAAGTACTCTGCAGGAATACCAGCAGTAGCACGATTGTATTCACGCTCAGCTCTGCGTTCTTCTCGGCCAGGGCGACGCTGCTCACGATACGCACGAAGTTTTTCCTTGCTACCTTTTAAACGTTCTAGAACATTTCGGTAAGAACCTAAAAACTGTTTAGACATGTTTACTTATATTTTTATACATTCTACCTAACCTTCATTTGGAGTCTTCCAAAAGTAATCGTCACACTCACCAAGGCGACCCCATTTGGGGGCATGTTCAACATCGAAGTATCTAGTTGATACCTTAAAGTCTGGTGTCTTTAAGTCATGGTTGGTGAGTGATGGATCAACCATTCGACAACGATTGTTGGGATAAGCGCCAATTTGACCGTTGTCCAAAGCCACAATGTTGTGGGACTTATGCTCGTCAGGAAATTCCGCAAAGTAAAAATCCGGTTCATTTCTATGTGGATGATAGTTGTCAACCGTAAATAAATATGTGCCCTTTATTACACCTGCACTACGCGTCATTACTTGAAACTCCATGTTGAAGATCAAGTTTTTTTCAACGACTGTAAGCCCGTGGTCAAACCCATTCCAAAACTGAAGGTCAGTTAGTCCCAGGTCGGGAGTGGGGGCTTGAGGTTTGTCAGGGTAATCTGGATCCCATGCAAGGAATGCACTGATGGGAAGCTTGTCATAAAGAGCGCCGTACTCAGTAAGGTACGTTTCAAAATATAAAGCTCGTCCTGTTAAAGATTTACATGTAACCCAGTAGCCAGGTGTATATTCACCATGGCCATCTTTTAAGTCACGTAAGTATTCACGCCGCACCCAAACCTTGACGGGTGGAACATTAGCTACAAGAGTAGTCACAAAAAATCCCGGCGTATCATACCGGGATCATAGCTTCCTTCCTCGCTCTTTCGAGCCCTACGTTCGTAACGTGGAAAGGGTTTTCGACTATTACCCTTAGAGCGGAATTGCTCCGCTGTCAGGATATCACAACACGAGCGTTACTTTTTCTTTTTGGCTGCTGCTTCTTTTTTCTTGGCAATCATTTCTTTAAACTTATCACGCGCTTCGGTCTGCTTAGCAGATGCACCACCTTTCCCCTTAGGGGGCACAGCACCTTTCTTGGGAGGTACGGGTTTCTTTTTTTCCATGGCAAAAAGGAATCTTTGTTAAGTATAAAGGGACTACTTATCCCTGTAGCGTTTTGCTACACGGGCAGCACGCCCTGCTTTCTTTGCGGTCTCCGTGTTAGGTACAAACTGTTTGCCTTTGCGACTACCAGCCCTTTTCTTTTGGTCAGTCTCTTGACGTTCTTCTTTGGACAGCGATGCCCATGCAGACTCTGGCAGGTAACGCTTGGTATATCCCTTTTGTATAGCCTTGTCACTTGACATTGCTTTAACCCAATGTTCCTATGGTTGCATTCATAATTGATTGTTTTACACTGGGTGAGTATTTGCTGTTCTGTAAATCAGATAGTTTAAAGGGATACTGAAAATCTAATGCTGCATTTTTAAGCTCAGGATCACGAGCTTGTGCGGCCAACGCTTGCATCACACGCTGATCGGGAAATACATCTGGGGTATATCCCGTTTTTGCATTTGCGTATTTACCTGCTAGTTGCATCACTTACTGTCCTGATATTTCTTGGCAGCAGCTTTGGCTTTATTACGTTTTTCATATTCGTCTTTTGTCATCCACTTTTCTTTGCCCCATTTCTCTAGAGACTTCTGTTTCTCACCCTTGCCGCCACGATAACCGCCGCCTGCTTTCTCGTATTCTTGTGTGACAAGCTGAGCCTTACGTGCAGACCACTGCCCAGGCTTACCTCCTTTGGAGCCTGCCATTACACGATCTTTGATGCGTTCACGCATCTCAGGTTTTGTATATTTATTTTCCTGAGACATCAGGATTATTTTTTCTTTCTTCTATTATTTTAGCCCACTTACATGGTTTGGCATTCAGCTCCCAGTCCTTTGGTGGATTGGGAAACATAACACGTAATTGATAAAAGTATTTTGCGAGGCGTTCAGCCTCGGTAGGGATTCTGCTTCTCTTCATCCTTGCTTATAAACTGCGACATGAGATCGTCTACCTGTTCCAGGGACTCAAGGCGGCAGAGAATATCCGAGATTGTTGAGATAGTAATCGGATGTTCTGCACGTGCCGCAAAGGCTAATGCATCGCGCATATTGTTGGCAGCATCGTTAATTGCAGCCTTAACTTGAGCAGAGAGAGCCATTTCGGACGGGCGCGGTTTCCTTACTATAGTAAACATGTGCAATTAAACGTCTATATCTATTGTGTTATACAGGTACTAGTAATGCAAGTACGGATAACTACAACCAGATCCAGCCAATTTGGTATTGATCAAACCAAGGTTCAATGCCAATTGATTCCATCAGCTCATAGATAAGGCGTCCCTTGCCGTAGCGTTGACCATTTGGAGTCTTGATGTTGTCGTCTACTACAATCAGAGTGTTGTTGCGCAGGAATTCTTTGGCGCAAAACAACTCTTTAAGGTGATGGGCGGCAGGAGCCCAGTCGTTTCGCCAGTCAGTAATGTTGTACGAATCTAGGTACAGCACAGCAAGATCTTCAAATGCACCGAATGTCTCAAGAAATTCGACGGAGTCTGCTTCGTAGACCTCCGCATGTTTTGTACTGGAAAGAGCAAGTTCGCAGGCTGCGGGATCAATGTCTACCGATACCAAGCGTCCGGTCTTCTTGATGTCAATGTAGTTATCGAATAAAAGAGTCGAGCAACCATCACCTGTGTAGTTGTTTTCTTCTCGATATGTCCCTGTTTCAATGATCAACGGATCTTCAAACTCATCTAGGTGCTCAAAGATCTTTTCAAATGTTGCTGCACGGGCGCCAAGAGAAGGCTTGACAGTTGCAAAGTAATCTTCCCAGGTGCGTGCCATGCTAGAAATCAATCCTTGTGTATGCAATCTCTTGAGATTTTAAATCATTTTCATACTGTTCTGCTTCAATTGTTTCTACATCAATGAAAGAAAGTCCTTCGAGGCAGCCTGTGCGGCAGTCTTCGTCGAACTCAAAATAAAATCTCGTTAAGTTTGATGTCATGAGTTGCGCACCAAATAAAGATGAAGGTAAGGGTAAGCATGGCAATGCGACCGTTGACGCGCTCGGCATACCAAATGTGATCGTCAAGGTTTGTGTGTCGTTTCCAAAACTTAAGGTCGGGTGCTTCTTCCCAGATGAATTTTAGGAGGGCTGCTGGAACCCAGGAAACACACGACCAATAACCTTGGATGCCAAGCCAGAACTTGTTCATTGCCGTGAAAGGACTTCTGTAAAGAAGAGGTAGGCATCCATGCTAATCACGACAAGCATTGCGCCAAGGATCGAGGCAATTGCGTAGTTGAATCCTTCCATACCAATTTGTTGATTCATCTGTTAAGCTAGCAGCAATATACAAAACCGTCGATGGTTGCTAAAATAAATACATCTGATCCTTGGATTAAGGCCAAGGACGAGCAACCAGAAGTTATGCGGTCACTCAATAAGACCGCAGCCAGAATTACGCTTAACGGTAAAAGGCACTATACAACACCGTTACCCACTGGACCTGCGCCGTCTGTAACTACTATCATTGGTGAGACAGCTTCCGAAGCAAACAAACGGAAGCTCGAAATGTGGTCTAAAAACAACCCAGGTGTTAAAGAGGCCGCTGCTGAAAGAGGTACCGCCATCCACTATGGAATGGAATGCTACCTCAAGGGGAACAAAAATCCAGACATACCAGAGGATTACCAAGATTTTTGGGCTGGTATGCCGGCAATTCTTGATCAGTTTCAGGAAGTTCTCTGGGCTGAATCTCCCGTGCTGGACAAATTTAATTTTACTATTGGTGCTGATGACGTGGCTCGCGTCTGGGGTTGCGATCCCGAGGGCCGTGCTTGGGCTGGCGCTCCTGACATTATTGCTGTTGCCAATAACAAATTAACGCTTGCTGACCTAAAGACCAGCGTCAAACCCTATAGTCGCAAGTGGCCTAAAGACTTGGAAAAGGGCTCCCAGGAGTGGAGGGATCTGCTCGGCGGTCACATGAAATTCAAAAAGACCTGCAAGCAGTTGGCAGCCTATGACATCGCCATCGAGCAAACCCTGGGTATGAGAGTTCAGCAGGCAGCAATCTTGGTATCGACTCCCATTCGCACTCAGGTATTCAAAATCTCACGCAGGTTTTTGGATTCTTTGCGCGATGACTGGTACAAGATTGTAGAGGAGTACTACACCCAGATTGAGAACTGTAACGTCTATGATCCCGACCTTATTTAACGACATTATTAAAGCCATCGTTAAGTGGTGGAAGCAGGTTTGGTTTGAAGCCAGGCTTAAGGCGCGGCTCACCATGATCGAATGGGAGAATCAAATTGAGGCTGAGCTTGAACGTGAGAAACAAAATAAACCAATCTATATTGAACATGAAATAGATACTCAACTCCAGACTGGTGAGTCCAGGGAACTGGGCGGAGCCATGGAGCTACGTGCACCTTGGTACAATGACCCCATACAACCCCAACGGCAAGATGGAGTGCAGGAAGCGCCTAGCGTGGACGATCGCCTGTGAGCAAGCTGTCGTAACAAAAGAAGACGCAATTACGTTGTACAACAAAATCATGAAAGATTTTGAAGCAACGGATAAGCGAAACAAATATAGAGAACGCGAGTCCAATAAGACTCAATGATTTTAATTTTGTCTTGAGGAGTGCAACAGGTTGGGCACCGTAGGATAAGAAGACAACTCAGCCTCCCTCCTCATGGACATTACTGTCGGCATGGGTGAGTGGATGAATAGTCTCATGAGTCGCATGACAAATGCGGCGGATGGGGACTGTTTTTATCTACCCACGCTAATGCACCTCCATGCTTACAACTTGCTAAAGGAGAGCTGTTTCCCTGATAAAAACTTTAAAGTAACCGTAGAAACCCCCGTTGCAAACAAATGACGCAGAAGCAATACGCTGTTAAACCAGGGGAAATTCGACTGGATCTCCTCCCTATTGATTGGCCCTTTACTCCGCTCGGTGCACAGAAAGATCCTTATGTACTTGGTTGGCAAAAGCGGCCTTTCAGCGCTGATGAAATTGAAAAAGAACTTCTGTCAGGTAAGTGCAAAGCGGTTGGTCTCCATGGGGGTCCTGTCTTTAATCATCCCTACGGTTTGGTTTGGGTTGATGTGGATGGAGCAAGCATCTACAAGCTTGTGGAAGAAATCTCCGGTCTTCCGTTCAACGATGCACTTCCTCCAACGCTCACCATTCTGAGCGGTAAGCCTGGACGCGAACGCAAGCTATACCGCGTAGAAAAAAGAAAGCACGACTCTTTTCTCCGTAATAAGTACGTCTGGCACAGCAAAGAAGTAGCCGACGAAAAACTTGAGATTCTTTGGACCCGGCACCAAGGGGTGTTAATGGGCTTGCATCCAGAGACCGATGGTTACTTCACCGCAGAAGAGCAGGGTTTTGAATGGATTGATCGTTTGCCGGAAATGCCGGCCTGGTTACTGCACGGTATCGTTAATAAAAACGTACAGCAGGGTAAACCTCCGCAGGAAATTACGCGGCGAGTAACAGCTGGCAGTGTTGTTCAATCAACAATTGGACAAGAACGGGAAATTCAAAACGCAAAGGAAGCGGCTTGGGCATTACCTCCTGAAGTTGCAGACGACTACGATCTCTGGATCATTGTTGGTCAGACGCTTCATTCCGTTGATGAATCCTTGCTAGACGAATGGGATGCCTGGTCTAGGCAATCGGAGAAGTATCAAGAAGGCGAATGCCATAGACGCTGGCTCTCCTTCACAAAGGGTGGTGGCCGCACGGCTGGGACTCTTTTCCACATGGCAAAGGAGAATGGTTGGTCTCCTTCTCAGGACTATCGTGCGTTTGGTGTTGATGATGAGACACTGGAGCATGTTTCACAACTGGTTGAACAAATTGACGAGGATTTAAAACAAATGGCATCTGTTCCAGCGGTGGTTGAGAAAGATAAAGCTGAGGCTTGGAGTAATACGCACCAAATGCTGGCGCAGAAAACAAGCAAGAAAAAAGAAGAGAAGGAAGATAAGCGGCTTTCATCGGATGTCATTGCGGATCGTGTGTTCGACATGTATACAGGCAATCTCCGGTACAGTCAACCTCATGGTCAGTTCTTCTTATATGACCAGCGGAAGGGATTATGGGAACCTTTAACCAAGGTTGAGATGCTCGGGAGCTTGCGCGAAAAGCTCAAAACCCTTGTCACCGTAGAAAACGAAAAGTTCAAAGGGTTCAGCACGAACCTTATGAATGACATCTATTCGCAACTGCAATCGATTATTCCTTTTGATGAATGGTACGACGGCTCCAGGTATCTGCTATTCACTAATGGAGTCTTGGATGTTGAGACTAAAGATCTGATGGAGTTCCAGCGGGATCTTTACCTCACGCAGCAGATGCCCTACGACTACGATCCTGCCGCCACATGTGAAGAAATTATTAAATGGCTGAAGCATACGCAGCATGACAGCTACCAGCGGGCACAAGTTCTGCGTGCCTGGCTCAGGGCAACACTGCTGGGGCGCCATGAAATTCAGAAGTTTGTTGAAATCGTGGGACCTGGTAAGTCCGGTAAGTCCACCTACGCAAACCTTGCTGTTGCATTGGTTGGTAAGCAAAACACCTACTCAACAGACTTTGAAAACCTGGAGAAGAACCGGTTTGAGGCCGCAAGTTACATGGGTAAAAAGCTGTTGCTGTTCCAGGATGTTGATCGATGGGGTGGTTCTGTCTCCAAGCTAAAAGCAATCACGGGTGGTGACTGGATTCGCTCGGAACGTAAGTATCAAACGGAAAGTCAAGATCCATTCCAGTACCACGGGATGGTCATGATTACAGCTAACGAAGCCATTCAATCCACTGATTACACATCTGGTCTTGCTCGTCGCCGCTTGACCATTCCTTTCGACCGTCCGTTTGCCGGTGGCCAAGCAGAACAAAAAGAACTAATCAAATTTGACAACAAAGGTAATCCGCAAGGTGTTTTTGCTCCGCTCCTCGCTGGTCTTGTCAACTGGTTGCTGGATATGACAGAGGAGGACATGCGTTCCTATCTCATGGAAACTGGTAAGAATGTCTCGTTCTTCCAGCGGTATGAGAAGACGCAAAGCCTGCGCTCTAATCCGCTACTGGACTGGATGGACCATAAGGTCGTCTTTGATCCAAACGTTAGTTCTCCTGTTGGGTTCTGCAAAGTGCAGCCTGGTGGTAGCTCCGGTTACTACGACAACTGGGACAAATGGCTCTATGCAAGCTATGCAGAATTCTGCCGTAGCTGCAACGTTGGCATCATGTCGCGTGGTCGTTTTGAGCCCTTGTTCCTAGACATCTGCCGTCACCAGTTGAAGATCAATGTCTACGGCGTCAAGAACAGCAAAGGACTACGCATCGTAAATGCTGTTGTCCGCGATTCAAATAAAACGCAGTACGAAAGCTATCCTTCCATTGTTGAGGTTGCGGCTAACCCCGAAAAGTACAGCGAATTCTATGGGGCCTCCTTATCAACAACTACCGATGAGATAATGGATGAAAATGCAATAGACATGTGAGCAACGGACGCCATCTCATCTTGGATCTCTATGACTGTGATCCAGGGATCCTTGATGATTACGAGGAGCTTCAACGATTGTTAGAGGCTTCTCTTGTGATGGCGAAAGCTACGATCTTGCGCATCATCGGTGAAAAATTCAAGCCGCAAGGCGTGACATTGCTGGCACTACTCGCTGAATCGCATGCGTCGATTCATACCTGGCCTGAGATTGGGTATTGTGCAATCGATCTCTATACATGTGGGGATACAACACAAACACACAGAGCTGCAGAATTTCTTAAAAAGAAATTGAAAGCTAAAACGGCGGAGGAAAGAGAGCTGACACGTTCAATAACTCCTTTAGTTTCGGTATAGTTAATCGGAAGGTACCCAATTATCCATGAGTAAAAAGACAAAGATTTTGTGGTGTGGTGACATTGTCGCCATGACTGGCTTCGCACGCGTCACTGAAAACGTCATCTATCGCCTGAAGGATGATTTTGAGATTGTTGTCCTCGGCCACAACTGGTGGGGTGATCCGTGCGATCAACAGAAAGATTTCAAGATGTATCCGTCGTCCAACCGGTTCCAGACGGCGCCTTTTGGTGAGCAGCGCATTCGAGAGATCGTAGAGAAAGAAGAGCCGGATATCGTTTTCTCAATTAACGATATGTGGATTATTAATGAGCAATACCGGCAAATTGAAGACCTGCACAAAGCAGGTAAGTTCAAGTTCGTTGGTTATGCGCCAATGGATTCGTATGGGTGGATTGGTTGCCTAGCCGATACCGCCAACAATTGGGACTCCATCATTTCCTATACGGAATTTGGTGCACGCGAATTTGTGAAAGGTGGCATCAATAAGCCGATTGCCGTCATCCCCCACGGTGTTACACCTGGTCAGTTCTATCCCAAGGACAAAGCGGAATGTCGTCGCAAGCTGGGTCTTGATGAAGACCTTTTCATCGTGTTCAACGGAAACAGGAATCAGTTCCGTAAACGGATTGACATCACCATCAAGGCATTTGCTGAGTTTGCTATCGGACGCCCTGATACCCGCCTGTACCTCCACATGGGCATGAAGGACCAGGGCTGGGATGTGATGAGCCTCTTCGGTAGGGAAATGTCAAGAGTGGGCCTGGATCCCAACGGGCGCATCATCATGACGGCACAGACGGAAGGGCCACCAAACGTATCTGTGGACATGCTCAACACCATCTATAACGCCTGTGATGTGGGCATCAATACCTGCAAAGGTGAGGGCTGGGGTCTTGTCAACTTTGAACACGCTGCATGTGGTGTGCCCCAGGTGGTGCCTGACCATACATCATGTAAGGAGATCTTCGAGGGCTATGGGGAGCTGATCCGTTACGACCACGTTGATGTGGATACCAATTACGGACGTGAGATGCCTTGCCCCTCCTCCGAACACCTGGTAGAGATCCTAGACCAACTGTACGAGGTTCCTGAGATCTGCGACGAGATTGGTGAGAAGTGCTACCAGCGGGCTACTGATCCTCAATTCTCATGGGATACAGTTGCGTCTCAGTTTGGTGGCATCTTTGAGGATGTGATGAACCAGGTGGATCACTCAGTCCAACCTGAGATCAATGTTGGGATTGGCGAGAAACCAAAAGCACGTAAGAAGAAAGGTAAACCGATGCGTCGTGAGCTGGCAAGTGCCGTAAAGTAAGCGGGCGACAAATGGGTGACCGGGCCTCTGCTGAAAAGCAGGGGCTTTTTTGTTGCGTACTGATACAGAACTAGGGGGCAACGGTCGGACTTTGGGCGGACTTTCCGACTTTGGGGGTATTTCTATCTTTAATCACACGAGAGCCCATACACTTTGGGGGGTTAAAGTGTATGGGTAGTAGGATCACGTTCTCAGCTTGGTCTCACGGTAAGAAACCCTTACACTTTGACCCCCCGAAATGTAAGGGAAGTTTTTAGAATAAAGGTGAAACCGGGGGTAAAGTCGGAAAGTCCACCCATCCACTCCAGCTCATTTCAATTCATGGCAAACATCCCCAAAAAGATCGCCTCCCTGGTAAAGGAGCACGACTCTTTCCGCTACGTACCAAATGCCGAGCGGCTTAGTACTGATGAACTAACGGCAAACGGGCTTTACAAGGGCTATCCCTGCCCCCATGGACACGACATTCGCCTGCTTGACAATCACTCCTGTTATCTGTGCGCCGGCAAAATTCGTGACAACATCTGTGGTTTTGACTTGAACTACATGCAGGAGGAGTACAAACGCAAGTACGCGGATCTGTGGAGCCAGATTGCCGTTGGTGATCCCAGTGAGTGCTGGGAGGCGCCGGGGTTGACGCAAAAACGCATCTGCCTACCCTCCTACCGGTCGCTGTACGCCAGGGACAAGTCGACCAACGTCACCGCCCACAAGGCGATCTACCAATGCGCTTGGGGGGATGTGGGTGCGTTGTTCGTGACGAGAGTATGTGGGAACAAAACGTGTCTCAACCCTCTCCACCTTGTCTCAAACTGGAACCGCTTATTTCCTCCCAGTGTGATCAGCCCTTTTGATTATGCTTTCCAACCCGAGAAGTTGATGCAGTATCAACAAGTACAAGATGCAAACCAGCTCAAAGTATTACGCGAGCGTTATTACAAGTGCACCATCCAGAACCCTTTAGTTAACCAAAACAACTCCGATTATGATAGTGAATATATACAGTATTACCAATCCGAATGGCAAGAAACCAGTTGAGTCAACCTCAACGGACCCAGGCAAACCCCCTGGTTCTTGGTACCTTTTCGGAAACAGCTATTCGCAACCTGCGTGGTTCTTTGGGACCCAAGAATCGTGTTATTGGCTATGCAGACACTTTCCAAAACTCCAATGGTGGTTTTGGTGGCGGTACTTACAACCACTGGTTCCAAATTAATATCGAAGCTCCGGCATGGATCATCCTTGTAAAAGGTCCTCCAAGGCCCAATTATATCCAGGTGTCTGCTTATAGTCTTGACCAAACACCAATCGAAGGCAAAGGAATATTTGACGCCGATTCTGTAACAACGACAACAAATGGACAGGTGTACGTACCGTATTTAGATACGGTAATGAGTGCACAATCTAATTTATACAACCAGTTCTCCTCTCTTCGCCTTGACAGGGGAGATGAGCGTTATTACCCCCTGGAAAAAGGCAGCTATCTTATTTGCGTTTCGTTGACGCGCAACGAACCAATTAATTACAACGTCTCTGTTGTCATTGAATTCCAGGAGACAATTGCGTTCTTTGAATTAGAAGACGAAGACGGAAGTGTTGCTCTACAAGAGTCAACTCCGTTTACTGAAAACATTGTCTCTCCAATTACATCTAACACAACAATTGTTGACGAATCGTATGCTTTTACAGATGAAAACTGTACCATCAATAATGGTGTTGTCGTAACAATTGAAGAGCTTGGTATTTGGTATATCGGCACTGCTCCACAAAATGAACAAAACAAAATTATATTGGAGCCAGGGGATGATGCTTATTTCGACACAATACATGATCATTCGCTTTCCGCTTGGAAGCAAGCATGGGAGAATGAACACCATGAGGATGATTCATTCCCCAGCATCCTTGTTCCGCTGACAAACAGACCATGATCAAACGTTTACTGGCCTGGTTTAAAGGGAAAAGCAAAACAATAGAACATCCTTGGCATCTCTATTGCAAAGAGAATCCACACTCGTTGGGCTGTCGTGTTTATGACATCTAAAAGATAGAATGAGGGAAATGGAATATAACCATGGACAAACTTAACCAGTACCTGGAAATAGCTTTAGCTATTCACGCCGCTTGCTCAGCCATTACGGCGTTAACTCCTACGCCAAAAGACGACAAACTTGTCGGCAAACTCTACAAACTGATCGAGATCGGTGGTCTTGTTATTGGCCGCGCCAAACAACGTTGATTAATCGGGAAGAGCTTGAAACCAAAAGCAAACTCCTCCTTGTTTTTCAACCCACTCTCTTGTTGCGTACGCTTCTGCTTTCGGAAGTGTTACGCACTTTTTTTCTCTGCCAACTTCCCAGCAGATATTTACGCGTATATAGGGCTCTTTGTATTTTTTCACGTCAGTAGTCCCAACGCACGCGTGGTTTTCCTTCCCTGATGCCAAGGTGAACAAATCCTTTGGGGGCACCGTATCCTAGCGAATAGGGCCATTTGGCATCGCACCAGCTCTGCACCGTGTACGTGTCAATTCCTTCTACGTAAAAATCAATAGCCCCCTTGGAAGGAGCGTCATAGGTATGTTCGCTATTCTTGGCACCACCCACTTGTGTGTTGATGGGCTCTGGCCTGGAAGCACTAGTGATAATGAGTGGTTTGTTACCAAAGTTGGTCCGCACCTTTTCCAAGAAAAGACATAGTTCTTTTGCTGTGTCGCACTGGTATTGTTTGGTAAAACGACGCTTCTCTTGATTAAGCGTCAGCTCACCATACGTAATATGTGGCGTAATTTTGTAGCTGAATGGGCTCCAGGGATTGAAATTATTGTTGTGTGGATCTTTACTATCTTGCTTGCCGCCGCTATTTTGTAACTGGCGGTCCATAATCTGAATCAATTTTGTACTGTAATCAGGGTCAGTGGCATAACCCTCTTTAACTAACAGCTGTGCACACTCGTTACGTGACGCGGCCCTATTAACGCCTTTAAAACGCCCAAAGTCTTTGTACCAACGGTCAACAAGATAGTGGACGCATGTTGTTAAATCTGGGAAATCAATAAAGCCGGCCTGAATAGTAATCCATTTGCCATTGATGAATTCCTGTGTGTTAACTGTAGAGCCAGATCCCTTTAGTCCAAACGCATTCCAAGTACCAGAGAAGTGTTTTCCCCAGCCTGATTCAAGTGCCCACTGTGCACAAACGCATTCGGGAAATTTTGCTCCCGCCTCTTTTGCGGCTGCGTATACACCTTCCCACGTATTGGAATGAGTGGGTAAAGGAGTTGGCTTGGCTCGATATTTAAACGCAAAAGTCTCCAGGGTAGAAGGATGGATCTGCCCCTGGAGCCAATTCAAGGCATCAATCTGATGCTGTTCTTTGTTAAAAAATTCTGCAGCGTCTGTGAGTTTAATTGACATATCGACCCGAGTCTTTTGTCAACTCTAGGTCAGGTCAATAATCACACAGGTTCGGACTCCTGTACTTCATCTTCTTCTGGTGCGTACTCCAGGGTATCCATTAATTGTTTCACCAGATCAATAGACATGGCAATTAAATTACCATCATTTGTAGTACGCGCAGATCCGTAAGAAGTAATGGCGGAAGCCAGTTCACTCTTTTTGCACGGCATAATACAAAGACAAAAATCTATTCTAAGGTTTTTCCGGCCAGCTAATGTCCCAGGGGAAGCCTTCTTGTTGTGGGATATTTCGTAAAAGCTGGCGATAATTTGCCCAGGCTTCCTGATTTACTGGGGAATCAATACACTGGGTCCAATCTGACTCAAGAAGTAATTGATTTCTTTTTACTCTGATTTCGTTTACTTTAGTGTTTGTTCGTTCTTTAATTTGTCCTGGTGTAGCGTTTTCAATTGTCCATGTCTCGAACCATTGCCCCTTTTTATCAGGAGCTGCAGAACGAATTAAATTTTGGGTGTGATTAATTTCTGGTGGTTCAGTTAATGTAACTGGACGCACGTTAAACATATCAACAACAGATTCATCAATGACATCTGGAAAACTAATGTGTTTATTTTCGTATTTTAAATCCGTAAGCGTATATGGATAGCGATCTACTTCGCCATCTTTGTTTAATCGGGCGTAAAACATAACTCTCCTGTCAGTTCAAAAAGCTGTTCTTTAATAACAGCATGGATAATGATTGACTTTGCTTGCTGTGCTTTATTTTCTTTTAAAAGATTGCACAAGTTGGCTTTAAAATCTTGCATATTAACATCTTCTTTGTATTCTATTTCAATTTTTTTAATTGCTCTTTCAAAATTATCAATATCAATTTGATAAGAAAAAATTTCTTCTTCTCGTGCTTCCAGGGCTTGCTTAAGAATGCTGACTTTTTTTGTTTGTGTCGTCATTGTGTAATCACATAAAAGCTAGAGAGCGACTTCCGTTCGAAGGCAGAGATCCTGGATCGGAATATTTTACACCAAAGCCAGTAGAGTCGTTCCAGGGATAAACCGCAACATAAGGACTTGTTGTGGAAGATACACCTACAAGGTCATTTGTTTTTGATACTGCTACAGTATAACTTGGTCCTGGCGGCAATGTGGATGGATTTGAAAATTTACTACCAAAACCGGTTGTTTGATCAAAAGCGTGTGCTTCAAGATACGGTGAATTTGTGCTAGATGTAAAAACAGTTTTACCACTGGCCGAAAACCGCAAGCCTGTTAAGCTTGCCATGAAACTTGTCGCATTATTGATTACTGTTCCCCAACCCCCAGCGAAATTAAGCGCTCGCAACCCACTTAGTGAACTAGAGGTTGAACCAATTGCAACAACCGTATCAGATGGGTGCCAATCATTCATATTCCACGAACCCGAGCCTTGAGAGCTTTCTGAGGCAGTGCCTAAGTTAACATTAGTTGCATTCCAACCATCGGTCCATGGGTAAAAACGTGGGTTACCAATGCCACCTAAAACGTAATTACCAGCGTTACTAAATCTAAGATTGAGAGTAAGGCCGCCAACACCTGTGTTTTTTGTATTTACTTGAGTTATGCTGGCCCCACTTGCTACGTGATAACGCCAAATACTTCCATCGCTTCCTGCAAATAATATGTAGTGATATCCCCCGCCAAATTCAGAAGGTTTTGTCGTAACTGAACCATATATGGTATCACTTGTAGGCCCCGTACCCTGCGTTATTCTTGCTCCAAAACCTGTAGCTTTTGACCAGGAGTAGAAAAACAGATTAGCACCAATTGAGGCGGTATTAGAAGGCCAAGCAATTACTGTTCCATCTGTTGTAAAAATTACAGAATTGTGCTGGACTGTTCCGCTGCCTGGTAGCGTACTTGGGTTGCTATATTTTGTTCCAAACCCACTTGCACGCGTAAAAGGATAAACGGTTATATATGGAGAGGAAGAATGGGTGACGGCAAGACAGCCATCATATTGTTGTTCTTTTTGAGAAGCTGCTAATAACTGCGTAGAAATTGGATCCATTTAGTTAGTGTAATTAGCTAAAAATGCACCGCGCCAACGTGTTCCGCCATTGTCAGTAACAAAAATAAACAAGCTAGTTTTACCAGCTGTCAATGTCGGCGCAATCCCTCCAGGCCACTCTACACCAGAAAACCATGTCACTGCTCCACTGTCATGCTGCAATTCAAGCGTAAAACAATAAGCGCGACTCGTAGGTACGTTGCTTGTCGTAAAAGTAGTGTTTGATGAAATGGTTTTTGTAAAATAATTCCCTGCACTACAGTCAACGTTGCTGGCAGCAATTGCCGTAATTCCGCTCCTATAAGATCCGGTAACATCAACAGTACTTGTATAAATACCGCCTGAAATCGTTTTGTTTGTAAGTGTTTGAGTGCCGGTGGCAAATACGTCTCCGCATCCAATATCATTTAATGTCCATGTTACGCTTGCGGAGCCATTAAAAGTTCTTGCAGTATTTCCAATGGTAAATGTGCGTGCTGTTGTTAATGTTGCAGCAGAACCGGTAATGTTGATCCCCCAGTTACCGGTGGCGTTAGCGCCAATTGTGCTTGGTGCACCAATGGTGTTGTAGGAAATCGTAACGGCACCACTGCCATTAAACGTACTTCCTGAAACAACACCTGCTCCACCGTTGTTGAATGTTAATGCGTTTGTAGTATTTGCTGTAATTGTAATATCTTGTGAACCGTTAAAAGAAGTGCCATTAATATTACGTGCCGTTTGAAATGTTGAGGCAGTGCTTGCATTTCCGGTAAGGTTTGCTGTAATTGTACCTGCGGCAAAATTACCAGAAGTATCTCTGACTACGACCTTATTTCCGGTGTTTGTAGATGTTGCATCAACAGCCCAAGTAACAGCACCAGATCCGTCATATGCACTGCCAGTTAAATAAGATCCGTTTGTAAGAGAAAAAGGATTTGCCGCTGTAATTGTAATATTTTGTGAACCATTAAAAAGAGTGCTGTTGATTGTACGTGCGGTTTGTAATATTGTTGCAGTAGATGCGTTGCCACTCAAAGACGCTGTGATTGTACCCGCTGCAAAATTACCAGACGCGTCTCTCGCAACAACTTTACTTGCCGTGTTGGTAGTTGTTGCATCTACTGCCCATGTAGTTGCAAGTGATCCGTTAAAGTTGTCTCCTGTTAAGTAAGAACCGCGCGTAAGAGTATTTGTGGTATTGGCTGTAATTGTGATATCTCCAGTACCATTAAAACTAGTTCCATTAATATTGCGTGCCGTCTGCAAAGCCGTTGCAGATGCTGCATTACCTAGGATTGCAATATTCCATGTACCAGATGCATTTGTACCTGTGGTACTAGGAGCACCCAGTGTGTTGTAGGAAACGGTAATTGCGGCGCTACCATCATAGGTAATGCCTGTAGCGCTTCCCGTGCCGCTATTGTTAAAAGTAACTGCATTAGAAGCCGTTGCGGGAATCGTAATATCGGTCGTGCCATCAAATGCAACACCGTTAATGTTGCGTGCAGTTGCAAGTTTTGTTGCGGTTCCAGAATTTCCGGTTACGCTAATGCCCCAGGTACCAGTTGCATTGGCGCCAGAGATACTTGGAGCGCCAATTGTGTTGTAGGAAATTGTTCGAGCAACGCTTCCGTCAAACGTGGTTCCAGCGGCGGCACCTGCTCCGCCTGCGTTAAACGTGGCTGCGTTGGTGGTGCTTCCACTGATTGTTATATTTGTAGAACCATTGAAACTAACGCCGTTAATAGTACGTGCCGTTTGTAATGTGGTGGCAGTAGATGCGTTACCGGTTAATGGTCCCGTAAAGCCTGATGCAGTAACTGTTCCAGAAACATCAAATGCTGTTGCTGGATTTGTTTTATTGATACCGACTCTGTTGTTTGCAGCATCAATATATAAAACACCGCTGTCAATGTTTACGTTACCGGAGCCATCTACGAGAACACGTCCAACACCACTTGTTGCAATGCCAACTTGATTTGCCCCTGGAAAATATAAACCTGTATCAACGTCCCCGATCGGGATAAGTCCAGGACTTGCGGCACTGCCGCTGCCAACAATTCCTGTGGTTACAGTAAGTGAGGCTAATGGGGATACTGCTGTAAAAGTACCTGTCGTAAATACTGCCGTTACACCGCTTACGTTTGTTCCTGTAAGGGTTGTAAAACGACCTGTATTACCAGTAATAACGGCGCCTGATACTTGTGTCGTGAAGACACCACTTACAAAATTAGCAGTGGTGCCAGTAAAAGTTACACCGCTTTGTGTTGTAAAACGAGAGGTTGTTCCCGTAACTGTTGTAAATAAACCGCTAACGCCCGTGACGGTAAGACCATAAACCCTGGTACCACCAATAACAACATCACCGGATACAGTCCCGGTAACTGTTAGGTTTCGTCCCAGATTTTCTGCAATACCTGAGACTGTTATATTGGCTTCCCCAATACCGTCCGTATAGGTAAGCGTATCAACCTTTAGAGTACCAAATGCCATTGTTTATTTTCTCCTTTTGATTACCAAGTTGATAATGCGGCCCGTTTCCAGGTATTTGTGTCGGTACAGACGTAGATATAATCACTGTCCCAGGTGATTTCACCTTTGGTGCCTGTAGCCGATGCACTAGCTGGCGTTTTTTCTTGGCCGATTTTTACATTTGCGTAGTATTGATCCAGGTAGGCGCGAAACTGCGTAAAGGTAATTTTACGATTACGCAGTGTTGGGTCCACTTCAAATACGTGAACAAGCGTCAGAATATCTTGGGTGTCAATATCCGCCCCATTAATGGATGGAAATTCACTAATCTTTCGGTTGCTCACGTACTTTTTACGCGCTCTTTTTATTCATTATAAAGGCAATTACTCAGCGCACTTTTACTTCAATCCGTGGCAAAAGGCTTGAAATGGCTGACCAACTCCATTGAATTCCTGTTACAATTCCACAAGAAAGTAGAATTACAAGGAGGAGTTCTGCAACGGTCAAGTTGCGACGCACATAAATGACTTGCGGTTGCGCAGGTGTCGCTGCTTGTTGTGCCAGTGTTTGCTGAATGGCTAGCTGACGAGCGCGGGCCTTAAGCTGTTCTAGCTGCTCAGGCGTAATGTCTGGTTGAATAGGGACACGAGCTGGTTGTTGGCTGGGGGGAATCTGGTCTTCCATAAGACGCAAAAGATTTTCCCATACCTTAGCATTTAAAAAACAGTTTTGTTATGCGATACGGAATGCGCAAGGGTCTTGAAGACATTGCTTATGAATTAAAGGGAATCAAAAACGTTCTTTCTTCTTTATGGCATAGTCGGTATGCAGACGGCGAAACAACAACGTTGACTCCAGAGGCTTTTGCCGATGAATACATCTCAACCGAAGAATGCGGAAAACGATTGGGCGTTTCAGATCAGACGATTCGAAACTGGATCTCAATCGGACGCAAAACCCCTGACAAGGGCTGGGTAGAAGGCATTCATTATGTCAATGTATCCCCAGACCACAAGCGAAAAGCGTTGATTCGTATTCCATGGAATCGGCTGATCCAATCATTTGCAAAAAATAAAGAGTGCTCTTTTGCCGACCTTCGACAAGGCAATACTCTTTATGCGCCACGTCCGTTTGGGCGGCTGGAATAATGGCCCATCGTTTCCAGGGGGTTGATATTTCCTTAGTTTCAACCGAAAACTACAAAGCAACGCTTCCTTCTTCCCTGGCCTTACAAGTCGAAATGTTCCTTCCCCCTGAAGGATCATTTGATGACGGTTGCCTCCAGCGCTATTTGGAAAATCTGCGGAACTATGAACAGGAAGATTTAAATTCCAACATGACCTTGGCAAATCGCTTGCGTTTGGCCTTTAAGGATATGCAAGTTGACACTATATGTGGCAAATTTCCCCAGGCGGAACTGCCTTTGAAAAGACGGTTACGTTGCGTTGCCGAATATCTTATCCGTTCAGGCGAATTCAACAAAGTTCGTGATGAAAACGGAAAGCTAGTTAAGAAAAGAGGAATTCTGGGCAAGCTTGTCGTCATGTACCAGCCAACGGAAAAACTTGTAGAATCGCTTCAAAGACAAGGATTACTAGAAAAATGAACCGCCGCGAAAAATTAATCACTTCTGTGATTGGCCCAGAGCTGGATGAGACGCGCAGCAAAATGCTCGACGCCACCATGAAGCTTATTCTTGGTGACATGGGAGGACTCTATGTAAAGTTCTGGGAAGCAGAGGGCCCAGGTGTCATGTGTTTTCAGCCCAACTCAGATCGCACCATGTTTTACCTGACGTTAAAAGAAATTCATTCTGCACAAGAACAAGAAGAACAGGCAAACAACGGAGATCTGGCCGAAACGTTTCGTCGTATCCTGTCTGCTGCTCAAAAGATTGATCCACAGGAAAAAGCTGGCTACCTCATCAATGATGGCGCAGGCATTCGCTATTTAGAAATAGACTATAACGAACAGTCGGAAAAATAAAAATGACAGGATTTGCAACTGCAGTTAGACGTGAGGATGCTGAGTTAATTACAAATCGTGATCTTGTCAATGCTGCCAATGCTGTGATGGGCGGTATTGATTTAGACGTGGCCAGCTCTGCAATTGCAAATGAATACGTTGGTGCGCAAGAGTACTACAGTCCATCACAAGACGGCTTGAATGCACAACCTTGGTTTGGAAAAGTTTACCTCTTCCCTCCAAGTGGCTGTTACTTTTGGGATCAAAAGAACCAGCGGTGGAAAATGACACGGGCGTCATCCATGACACTTACCTCGTCTCATGCCGTTTGGTTTCGACGTTTATATCGCGAGTGGATTGCTGGTGAAGTAGAGCAAGGAATTTATTTCACCAACTGTCCTGACATGATTCGTTATGAACAAAAGATCTTTGATTTTCCGGTGTGCATTTTAAGAACTGCCCCAATCTTAATGCGGAACATCAAGGGGGAGGTAAAGCCACATAAAACTTGCACTTCTTTTATCGTCTACCTTCCCCCTATAAACGACAGCACAGCAGCTATCGAACGTTTTGTAGAAATTTATTCGGAAAAGGGAAGAGTCATCTGTTAATTTCGGTATACTAAAGGACGATTCCAAGGATTTATGAGCGTCCTGGCCGACTGGGAAATCAAAAAACTTGCTGAAGAAGAGGAGATGATTGCTCCCTTTGTTGATCGTCTGATTAACAAAGAAGGAGAACGCAAACTTTTGAGCTATGGCCTTAGCTCATACGGCTATGACATCCGTCTTTCTCCCAAGCAATGCCTAATCTTTGGCAAAGTGCAAGCAGGGGATTGTGATCCAAAGAACTTTGATCCTGACATTCTTAAGCCAGCTGAACTTTTCGAAGACGAACGAGGCGAATATTTCTTGCTTCCTCCATATGGATACTGTCTTGGTGTTGCTCAAGAACGTCTAAAGCTTCCCAGAGATGTCACTGTTGTTGCCGTAGGTAAATCAACCTATGCACGGTCGGGAATCCTAGTCAACATTACGCCTGCTGAAAGCGGATGGGAAGGTTACCTGACGCTGGAAATCAGTAATTGCACTGGACTCTTCAATCGCATCTATGCCAATGAAGGGATTACACAACTACTGTTCTATCGTGGCAACCCTTGCCGTACCACGTATCAAGACCGGAAAGGTAAGTATCAAGACCAACCTAACAATGTGGTCTTTTCCCAGGTTTAGACAAAAGGTTTCCCAAAGTTAGGCTTAGGTTTTCGGGCGTAGCCAATTGCTCCGCTGCGCCCCCCTGAGTCTCCAGTGGTAGGAAGCTCTGTCCCCTCAATAGAAGCTCTGGACCTGGGAGTCTTCCCTCGAATGGAGGGCTCTGAAATACCGGTGCGTTGTTGATATGCTCCAGCGGTACGTGCTGCTTTCATGTAACGGGCAACACGTTCTTGATTGTCATTAATGCTCTCTGTAGCAAACCGCTCTTCTGGATCCAGACGACGTAGATCCGTGTCATAAGCCTGTTCTGGACGCAAGTCAGAAACTTCGGCTCCTGATGTACCAGAGTTTTGACTTGCTTTCAAAGTCTTAAATGTTTGCCATCTTATTATTGTAAAAGACCTGAATCAATGTTTAGCCGTGATGCATTCTGCCGCTGGGTTTCTTGACTCTTTTGTGCAAGACGAAGTGAAATGCCGTTGTCTTGATGAAGAAGATTTTGGCGCCCCTCTCGATAACGAAGAAAATGACGTACCATTGTATGACATGTACAACAGAGGATTAGTTGCATGCCAACAGGGACTCGAAAGGAACCCATTGAATCTCGAGGGTCAACGGCCAGGAATGACGGGTTACATCCCATCGATGGAGGAGGGCCTATCACTTGGAGCTTCGCCACGCCCGAAAGCACTGGTGCTGGAGCTACCGGAACCGGAGGAAAGGGAACAGATGCTTTCGGCAAAACGTCGTGGTTTGATCCGGTAGACCAAATCACAGTATTTAGCGATAAACCTGCTATGGAATGCAAGGATGGCGTTTGCCCGGTACCTTGGGCTGTCAAGGAAAAAGCGC